GTGCGCTTCCTGCGCCCGGATGACTGGGACGCCTGCGCGGGAGAGGCCGATGCAGCAGGTCCATGCTTCTGTGGGCTTGATCTGGCCGCAGGGGCAGGCGACTTGACCGCGTTCAGCTTCTACTGGCCCGAGACTGGCAAGCTGGTCGTCAAGGCGTTCCTGCCCGGTGAGCTGGTGCAGACCAAGCAGGCGGAAGACCACGCACCCTATGCCGAATGGGTTTCTGCCGGGCTGGTAGAACTCATACCTGGCCGGGCGATAGACAGGTCATGGCTGGCCGTATGGATTGCCGAGGCCATAGACGGGCTGGGCGTGGTATCCATCGGGTCCGACCGTTGGTGCCTGTCCGATTTTCTGGCAGTCTGTGACCGAGAGGGCATTACCCTGCCAATGGTGCCGGTCGGCATGGGTTTTAAGGACCAATCGCCTGCCATTACCGCGTTCGAGACGGTGGTGCTGCAAGGCACCCTCAAGCACACAGGCAATCCGCTCCTGCGCTGGGCTGTCAGCAACGCCGCGCTGGACACGGACCCTGCTGGCAACCGCAAGCTGTCCAAACAACGCGCCCGTGGCCGTATTGACCCGCTGGTGGCCAGCGTGGTGGCCGTAGGGCTTGCTGCACGGGAACCCGCCGAGGAAGAATTATTTTTTGACGTGATCGCCTTGTGATGTTGACACCAGACTCCGGCTTTGGCAGGTTCGGCAACGGAGCTGATAACTCCTGATGCTACAGCGGGCGCTGCACGAAAGCAGAAATCCGCACATACGAATTCTCTCCGGGGGCGGTAAGGGTATGTCCAGAGGGCAACCTTAAAGCCTTACCGGCCTGTCTGTAGCCAGGTTTATCACCCCCGGAGTCTGTGCAGCCTGATAACTGCGCTTGCTCCGGCAATCTTGCTACAGGAGCCGCACGTCATGCGCTCATTGTCTCGCCGTGAAATTTTCCCCGCACTCGGAGCCACCGCGCTGGCAGGCATCGCCGCCGCCGGACTGGCCAAACCCGAAACCCTGACCGCAGCACCCAAAGCGAAGTCGCTCCCCACATCTGAGGAGCGGCTTATAGCGCTGTGCGAAGAATTCATCAGGATGGAATTCGCAGTGAATGCAGTGCACGCAACTTGCGAAACCTTTGAGCAGGAAAAAGCCGTAGAGCCAAAGCTGGAAGCTCTCTACGAACAGGAACGCAAAATATTCGATCAAATAGAGGCGATAAAAGCCACCACCTTAAAGGGATTTATCGCAAAAGCACGCGCCTTTGCTGCGTGGGATAGGGGCAATTACCTGTCCAGAGACAGCGGAAACTGGGACATAGCGATGATCGGCAACATTATGCAGGAGCTAATTGCCCTTGGCCCCAAAGACAACCTTGCCGAACTTTGCCCGACGATTGCGTAAAAACCTATGGACAAAAACATTTAGTTTACGCCATAACACCTGTGGGTGATTTCCATAGGTTTTAAGGTTTCGTATCACATGACAAAAAAACTCCTACCAATTCCTCAAGTGCCGGTGAGGGTTGCCGCAGCCATTAACCGCACGTCACAGCTTGCTATCAACGAGGCAATCTCAAAAGGGCTCTACCGCTGCGCCCCTTTTACTGTTCCCGGAAGCAGACGGATTTTCAGTGAGGTCGATATTCTTGGGCTGCGGGTGTTTTTTCATCTGAGCGGCACAGGATTTGATCATAAATGGGCTGGAGATATGGCTTGCCATGTCAGGACATGGGCCAACTCTCCCGCGCCTCGTGGCCTGAGACTGGTCGAAGTCAGGTTCCCCTGCAATCTCAGTTATCCAGCAGGCATCCCAATTTTTGAGGATGAAAACGGCAACCTTGTGGATTTTGACCGCAATCCACCTAAAGCAGACCGCGAAATGGCCCGCTCTACAATCTCCATCGCCGTTGACGGGCACCTTGAAGATATTCGGGCAGTCTTTCAGCAACTTATCGATCAAGGGGTCATTGCGCCTGTGCATTTGAAAAGCACAGACGCTGCACCTGACTACGCTTATGACGTAGTGAAGGAAGTTCAAAAATCATGACATTACGAGAAATGCAGGCCCGCAAAGCAGAAATTGCGACCGAACTACGCGCCCTGAACATGGCAAACCCGGACGCTCTGCCAGCGGAAGCACAAAACCGCTGGACGGAACTCTCCAGCGAACTGACCACACTGGAAGCCCGTATGGCTCGCCAGACACAGATTGACGAACTGGACCGCACAGCCCCGGCTGACCGCGTAGGCGGCGGCGCACCCACCCAACCGGAAATCCGGGTGGCCGGGTTCGATCTGCCAGCACAAACACCCGAAGGCTTTGACGGCCTGTTCCTGCGTAGCCAGGACGGGCAGAGCGTCCCGGTTCTGGAAGCCCGGCATAACCTTGCCAGCTTCCTGCCTGACACGGAAAGCCGGGCACAGGAGCTTGGCCTCGGTGGCTTCCTGCGCGCACTCTATCGTGGGCCGCAGACCGAACTGGAACGCCGGGTCATGTCCGAAAGCTCCATTGGTTCCGGCGGTGCATTGGTGCCGGTGCCGGTTGCAGCAGGCGTTCTTGATGAACTGCGCGCTGCCACGGTGTCCTTTCGGGCAGGGTGCCGCACGGTTCCCATGTCCAGCCAAAGCCTTACCTTTGGACGCCTGACCAAAACGCCCGTGGGTGCATGGCGTGCAGAAAATGCGGCCATTGCCGAGGACGAAAGCACCTTTGGCCAGGTCAAAATGACCGCCAAGTCATGGGCGTTACGCTGCAAGATCAGCCGCGAACTGCTCGAAGATGGGCAGAATGTGGATAGCATCATCCGCACGGCTTTTGCAGCATCGGGCGCGCTGGCGCTGGACCAAGCCATTCTGTTTGGTGACGGCACGGCTAACAGTCCGACCGGCATTGTCAACACGGCAGGCGTCCAGACAGCAGCTCTTACCGGCAAGCTGAGCAATTGGGACCCAATCCTTGACGGCGTTCTTGATCTGGAAAACGTGAACGCGGGCAAGGTGTCGGCCATGATTATGGCGCCGCGCACCAACCGGGCAATTCGCGGTTTCAAGGATGCCAACGGCAACCCGCTTTCCGCCCCGGCTGACGTTTCCTCCATTCCGCGCCTGACCACCACGTCAGTTCCTGTTGACCAGGGCGCGGGCAATAACGCCAGCACCATTGTCATGGGCGATTTTAGCCAAGTCTACGTGGGTATGCGGACAAGTCTGCAAATCTCGGTGCTGAACGAAATCTACGCCGAAAACGGCCAAATCGGCTTCGTGGCGTGGATGCGGGCGGACGTTCTGGTCGTGCGGCCCCAGACCCTGCTGACCCTGACAGGCATCACCCCATGACCCGCGTGACCAGCTTCGTGGAAAGGCGTTCGTGCAGCGTGGAATTCCGCGCTGCCGGTCGCAAACTGGAAGGCTATGCCGCCGTGTTCGGTGTTTCGGCTCCTATTGGGAATTTTTCCGAAAGCATCCGTTCCGGCGCGTTTGCTAACTCGCTTTACTCAAAGCCGGATATTTTGGCTTTGGTCGATCATGACCCGACCCGGCTGCTGGGCCGCACGGCATCCGGCTCCCTCAAACTGCGGGAGGACACTTACGGCCTGCATTTTGAGCTTGCCGTGCCAGACACCCAGCTTGGTCATGACGTTCTCGCACTGGCGGAGCGACGCGACCTGGGCGGCATGTCCTTTGGCTTTCGGGTGCAGAAGGACGAGTGGAGCGGGACAGACAAGCGGGAACTGCTTGAGGTCGATCTGGTGGAAATCAGTGTCGTGCAGGCGTTTCCTGCCTACGGTGACACCAGTGTTTCCGCCCGAAGTCGTCGGGCGGGCATGACCCCAGCGCAACGCTTGCGCTTTCTGGAGACGCTCAGATGAGCTTTCTTGACCGTCTCTTTAGCCGCTCCGAAAAGCGCGATAGCGTTGCCGCCGAACCCGTCATGCCCAGCCTGTGGTTCCCACGTGGTCCCGGCAATCCAGAAGGGCTGTCAACCGTTCTGGCCTGCGTCAACGCCATTGGCAGCGGCATAGGGTCGCTGGACGTGTTTGTTTACAACACGTCCGGTAACACCCGCACGGAAGCCCCCAGTCACCCCGTGGCGCGGCTGATACGTCAGCCCAACCGCACCCAGACATGGCCCGATCTGGTGGAATGGGTCATGGGCAGCGTGCTGCTGTCTGGCAATGCGGTGCTTGTGGTGGATTATGACGGGGCAGGGCGTCCGTCTGGCCTAACACCCGTTCCGTGGCAATGCGTCCAGGTAGACCGGCTGGCATCCGGTCGCCTGCGTTACACCGTGGTTGCATGGCAGGGCATAACACGCACTTATCTGGACGATGAGGTATTCCACCTGCGCGACCGTTCGGACGATGGACTTGTCGGCCGCAGTCGTTTGAGCAGGGCAAGGGATGTGCATATGGGTGCGGCCGCGTTGCAGGATTACAGCCTGTCCATGTGGCAAAATCAGGCCACGCCTAGCGGCATCATCACTTTCGAGACAGCCCGCCCCGGTAATGACGCCATAAAAGACCTGAAAGAGGAAGTGCGGAGCAAGTTCTCCGGCACCGGCAATGCTCGCCAGGTCATGGTCATGTCCAACGGCATGAAGTGGCAATCCATCGGCATCAGCCCAGAGGATGCAGAAGCGCTGGAAAGCCGCAAGTTCAGCGTGCAGGAGCTTTGCCGGGTCTATGGCGTTCCACCGCCGATCGTGCAGGACTACAGCAACAACACGTTTACGAACGCAGCACAGGCCAGCCTGTGGTTCGCCACCAACACGCTGCTGCCGTGGGCGCGCAAGATAGAGGCGGAGTTCAAGCGCTCGGTGTTTGGTGCGTCCAGCCCGTTCGAGATGCACATAGATCTGTCCAGCCTGATGCGTGGTGACTACGCCACCCGCTGGCAGTCCTATGGCATTGCCATTCAGAACCAAATCCTGACTGTGGATGAAATACGCGAGCAGGAGGGATACAACCCCAAGCAGGAGGATGCAGCGTGAAGTCGCGATATGACCATTTGCCGCCGGGACTTTTGCCAATCTTTCTTAGGCGTCAAGCTGCATCTGCGTTTTTTGATGTAAGTGAAACAACTTTTGACAAGATGGTGGAGCAAGGTCTGGTGCCAAGACCTGTTCGGGTTGGTTCCATTTCCCTTTGGTTTCGCCCTGCTCTTGTTTCTGCTGCTGCTAAAATGACCGGCACTGATCTGCAATATTCCGCACAGGCGGAAACGCAGGAAGCGCCAAATGAATGGGATGCGATTGTCGGAAAATGATACAGATAAAGCGGCGCTATAAATACGTATCAGAAGATACAGACCGGCACGGCAATGTGCGGGTTTATCTGCGCCGTCCCGGTTTTCGGAAAGTGCGTCTGCACCAGATACCAGGCACACCGGAGTTTGACGAAGAATACCGCATGGCTATGGCGGGAGAAATTCTGCCAGCGCCAAGTAAAGAAGTCATTATACCGGGAAGTTTCCGTGATCTGTGTGTTCGTTACTATAGCTCTGGCATGTTCGTGCGGCTGGATGCTCGCACCAAATACGTGCGCCGTGGTGTTCTCGATGGATTGTGCGAACGGTGCGGTTCTTTTCAGGTTGCGACCATCATGCCCAAGCATGTGCTGGCTTTGCGAGACTCAAAGGAAGGTAAACCAGAGGCCGGTAATGGTATTCTGAAAGCATTACGCCAGCTTTTTTCCTTTGGCGTTCAGGTTGGAATGCTGGGCAAAAATCCGGCGGCGGATGTATCTTATATTCCACCATCGGGAACAGGCTTTCATAGCTGGACCCCGGAAGAAATACAGAAGTTTGAACAGGCGCATCCAGTAGGCTCTCAAGCCCGTTTGGCCTTGGCCCTGTTGCTTTACACAGGTCAGCGCCGGAGTGATGTTGTGCGCTTTGGGATGAAGGATACCAGAGACGGTTTCCTGACATTCACCCAGGTAAAGAACGGTAAAAAGAAGCCCGTTACCCTGACGCTACCACTTTTCCCTGAACTGTTGCGGATAATCGATGCCACACCCGGCACGATGGAAGGTGAAACCTTTATCCTCAACGCCTATGGCAAACCATACACGGCGGAAAGTTTCGGCAATCGTTTCCGCGACTGGTGCAATGAAGCAGGCTTGCCACATTGTGCATCACACGGCTTACGCAAAGCAGCCGCAGTGCGTTTGGCTGAACTGGGATGCACCGCCCATGAGATCGCGGCTGTCACCGGGCATCGGTCACTGAAAGAGGTTCAACGCTACACGTTAGCAGCCGATCAGAAGCGGCTGGCAGCGAGTGCGTTCGCGCGGATGCAGGGACACCAAATGTCCCACAATAACGCGGAAAATGCAGAGTGGGACGAAAAGCGCCAAAAACTCATTGAAATTAAAGGGGGAAGAAATGAGATGGTGCCCAAGACCGGGATCGAACCAGTGACACTGCGATTTTCAGTCGCATGCTCTACCAACTGA